CCGTTGGCTCCTTAACCTGCAGCACACGCTCAAACTGCTCAAATACCGTATTTCGGTTAAACCGCATATATAGGTAGTGCAACGCTGCATAGCTATAAACAAAACAATCCAATGCCTCGTTGCGATCACTTGCTTTTTTCTTCCATTCGCGAACAGCAAATCCCTTTACATAACGCACCATCTGTTTTTCTGCTGTCAACTGCTTGAAATACTCCTGCCCCGCTTCCGCATGAAAATGAATGAACCCAGCCCCAGCCTCATTGTGTTTCATCCTTCCAAACAGCGTTGACTTGATCGTGTCGGTGCCGCAGGGGAAAACTTCCGCTGAATTTTTTAAGACCTGGCCTTTGTAGTTAATATCAACCTTAGAAGGCTTGCTTATCGGCGGCTTGTTGCTAATCGACGACCCCTTTAACGCAAAAATTCCTTTGCCCTTGCGGCTTCTGGCATAGGTGTACACCTCACTTGTATAGTGCCCGCCAGAGTCAACTCCAATAGCGGATACCTTTATCCGACCGCCAGAAGCATGAGGGTAGTCACGTAACACAATGTCATCAACTTGATTCCACAACTTCTGACCGGCTGGATCGCCATACACCTCGGTGTGGCTTATCAACCAGCATTCCTCCCCGGTGCCCCATGCGTACAGCCCGATAGCCACCCGGTTGTCTTGTACGTCGACACCAGCAGTCAAAATCGTCGCGCCATCTGGCACCTCCCCAGCCGGGTAGAACTCGGCCCGTTCAGCCAATCCATCAGCGCCCAATTTTGCTCCTGTCTCATCCTCCCAAGTCTCAGCCAACACCGTATTGACAAACGTCTTTAATAACGGCGCATCATTTTTTGCACGTAAAAATTCACCCACAATTTCTTTCCAGCTTTTCCAACCAACTGGTGAATACAAAGATGACAAATGGAATCCTACTGTCCTGCTGTCTTCGCTTTCAGACATCGCACGCCATTCACCTTTACGCAACATCTCGCTTTTATAATGCTCTTCAATATGTGCCCCGCATTTTTCGCATACATAAGCAGCCGTACTAGCGTCACCATCACGCCACTGCAGATTTTTCCATTCCAGCCATTGCATATGCTCGCAATGGGGGCACGGCACAAAATACCTGCGTTGGTCTGACGCCAAATATTCAGTCTCAATTCGACTCATGTCTTTTACCGTTGGCGTTGAAGTCAAAATAATTTTTCGCCTGCTAAAAGTTGACGCCCTTCGCTCTGCCAACGCGCATGGGTCGCCTTCACCGTCAACATCACTAGGAAATGCATCCACCTCATCCAGCAACACCCAGCGGCATGGCGCTGATCTCAAACCTGTCGCACTATTCGCACCCGTCAGCAGCAAAATACCGCCTGGAAATTCTTTGCTAAACATCGTATTGCCACTGTCCCTGCTCCTAGCTGGTGCAATCTTCTCCGCCAAGCACGGCGTTTCGCTAATAAGCGATTCCAACCTTTGCTTCGATAATCGCTTTGCCATCTCAATTGTTGGTTGCACAAATAACGCTGGCCCCGGTGCATGCGCAATCATGTAGCCCACCACATTATTGATCGATTCCGTTTTGCCTAATTGAGCACCCGCCATGAATATCACCTTCTGCACTGTTGAGCTGGCAGACATCGCATCCATGATTTCTCGCAAATATGGCGTTCGATCTGTTCTCCATGGTCCTGCTTCAGCACTCGCCTTACTGCTCAGCATTCGATACTGATCTGCCCATTGACTGACCGTTAAATCAGCATCAGGCTTTAATCCATCCAGAAATGCAACACGGTAAATTGATGCGCCATCACGCATTTGTCAGTGTCTCCAATGCTTTGCGGATTTCATCGCTTAACGTCTTGTGAATAATCACTGGGTCGGATTCAGCCGCCAATTGGTTGCTCACCCTATCAGGAATATTACCTAATGCGTCCCTTACCGCACGCGCAGCAGTAAATGCCTCCCTTTGAACACGAGATGTTTCAACTAACTGTTCTTCCTTGGTTTCAAGATCCAACCTAGCCAATTCGGCCCTGAAGTGTTCTGACTTGGCGCGGCTTTCGTTAAACGTTGGGAACTCAATATCCTCAGTCTTTGTACGGGTAGGACTCTGTGGGTTGCCATCTCTATAAGCCGTCACTGATAACTCTGGATCCCACAACAACTTTCCTTTGCTAGTTACGTAGCAACCCTCAAACCTGCCTTGATTTTTTAGCTGGCTAATACGTGGTGTCGAAATGCCAAGCATTTGCGCAAGCTCTTGCGTGCCAATAAACCCAGCTAACTCCATACAAGAAGCACTAACAAACTGTTAAGCCAATACTAACCGCATTAGCGTTTTTTGTGTATATAATGGTCGACTTTTGATTTTTGCGGTTTTATCCGTCTTATTTGTGTCTCAAGTTAAGACCCGTGGGAAATTGACGCTAGCGGAGAAGGGGGGTTCGAAATTACCCGTGGCCGACGACGCGGGAAGGACCCACATTTGCCATGGAGCTAACACAAACCCCCCTCTAAGTAGTCCCCTAGTTAGTGTTAACAATTGCTGCAAACTAGTTAGTGTTACCTACTGTAGCCCCCTAGTTAATGTTAATAACCCTAGCCCCTGCTAAGTGTTATTAATTGTAGCCCCTGCTAAATGTAGCTAACCGTAGCCCCACTAAGTGAACACCCCACAAGCCCCTACAGGGCGCCCTTAGTGTTGCCGTGGGTAGTAGTAGGGGGGCAAGGTGTGGCCCCTTGTGGCCCCTTGTGGTGGGGGTTGGCATAGCAAGGCAAAGCAAAGCCCCTAGGTATTAACTAGGGGCAGGCATTAAAAAGCCCCCGTTTGAGCGGGGGCCATTGGTTAGGTGTTAGGTGTTAGGTGTTAAGTGTTGGCCCCTACCAGTGCTGCATTGGCTTTTTTGTGGCTTGTGTCATGCGCAAGAAAGGCAATAATCAAGCGGGGAGGGCGCTTATGGCATAGCTCACAAGTTGAACACTTAACAGAATCGAATCGTTGAGCAGGGCAGACCGTAACAACGTTTCCCCCTGGCGTTCGCCATGCCTTGCGCTTTTCAATTGATTGAACAGCTAACACGGCAGGCAAACCGGCGGCAATCGCAGAATCAGCGGCCGCCTCAGTCTCAGTGGATGCATTGACAGTGAAACCCTGGCGGTTGGCCCATCGCAGCAAACCTAGATTCTCACCAAGTCTCAGATCATGGTGCGAATAGGTGTAACCCCTGCGGCCGCGATTAGCTGCCACAAGCTGCCGTAAGAAGCGCCGGGAGATTCTGCCCAATGTATGAGGCAGATCGCCCGCTTGATTGTGGCGCCATAGCTGGTTAGGTAGCAAAGCAGCAATCAACCGGCAGAATTCGGCAGCGGTGACGCCACGGGCCCCGCTGGTTACTTTCTGCCAATGCAGCGCAAGCGGACCCGCTTCCGCATAGTATCCATTGCCAGCGAACACACAAGACGGCGAACACGTGGTTCGGCTTGACGTGCTAACCGGTATGGGCCCCGTCTTGCCGTTGCTTGATTGTTGCGTTAGGTGGAACCTAAGAGTTGAAATCATGGGATCAATTGCGGGGTGAGGTTGGGTTGGGTTGGGTTTAATCGTAAGAATTTTGGTACTTAGGCCTGCCATCCCATAGGCGCAAGAAACCCAGGCACTTATGGCGTAGCCAAGGTTCACCATCTAGGCCAGATCGTTGTATTTTGTGGCGAGTAAGGGGGCCAAAAGGCTCAAGTGCAGGGTGAGCGATTGCCGTGCCGTCGCCGCGGCCATTGTCGTTGCTTACTTGGGTTGAGACTTGACGGATCCAAACGCTAGAGTCTGAAACCCTTTCTACGATATAAAACTCGTTGAGTGTCATATCATAACCAAAAGAGCCCGTTACTACTTGGCCGATCTGGAAGGTTTGAGCGGTTGCGGTTGCGGTCATGGGTTTGCTGTGGTGGTAATTAATTCTTTGATCTTTGCCAATTGCCAGAATCTAATTTCAAGCAATTCACGGGATGCTTTGCTCAAACTTGCCAGGCTGTCGAGATCTTCTAAAATCTCGATTTTTTGAGATTCCACAATGGACAGAATTAAGGCAAGCTGTTCGGCCGAAAATTCGGGAGTTTTCATGCTTCCCCCCTGGCGATTCCTGCCAGTGCTGCAGCAGTGCCACAAGCAAATAGGGCGCCGGTAGCTACGGCAAAGAAAAGAAAGGGGGCCGCATGCGGGGCCGCAGCCTGGGGCGATGGGGCCAAGCTAATGGCCAAGCCATTGGTTCGGGCCTCGTTGCTGGTGTAGAAAAAACCACCAAATAGAGCAGCAGCTAAGAAAAAAGATTTCATGGGGAGGGGGGGATAGGTGAGGGGGCCCGAGGGCCCCTTTGTTGGATTAATTAGGCGAGCGCTAGGCGGACCTGGTAACGAGTGACGCCTAGCCTTTCTGCAATAGATCTTTGGGATTGGCCAGACCTAGAAAGGCGCCGGATCCGTTGCTGTTTGGTTTGACTAAGAGCATCCACAATGGCCACCAGCACAAGCAGGGGCAAAGCGAATTTAAAAAGAAAGGCAAAAAGCAGAGAAAACATTTGAGGGGGTGCGATTGGTTGGCCCTTTCAGGCTTGCGCTAAATGTAGCGCAAGTTGGGCCCGAATTGGCAAGCGTGCCAAATATTGGGTCAATTTATAAATTGGCACAAAATGCGGCGCTGTGATCCGGTTTGGCCCCCTGGCGCCTTACCTGGCACAAGGGGGCAGGGGCAGCCTGTGGGGGCCCCTAGAAAAGCCGGGCCCATTGTGGCCCCATATATAAGGTAAAAACCCCTAGGGGTAGTTAGTGTTACTTAGCGTTCCTACTAGTTAAAGTTAACTTGCGGCTTTGCCGGTTAAGGTTACTTGACAGCCTTACTAGTTAGCATTACTTAGTAGCCCTACTAGTTAGTGTTACTTAATGCTTGCATTAGTTAGCGTTACTTAGTAGCCCTACTAGTTAGCGTTACTTTTTGCCCCTACTGGTTAGTGTTAGCTCCAACCCCCTACAGTGGGCTACATTTAGGGCCCTAACAGTTAGCAACATTTAGCGCCATAGGTTTTTGCAATTGAGAATCATTGTCAACAAACCTAGTACAAATGTACTATAAACCGGACCTGTC